ATTTAATAATACTTGATTTTGATATGCTGTTAAACGTAAATAATCTGATAATATTGATTTGATGTCAGAGGGTTTTGTGCTCATTTGAGCATTTTGTTTTACTAAATTAGTAAATTCATATACTCCTGAGTATACTTTTTGGGCATGGTATAACCCATCTTCAATTAATTTGAGTGGAGACTGGATTTTTAAATTTTGAATTTGCTCTTCAGTTAATCTTCGTTTTAATGATTTAATACCTCGTGGTAAGTAAGTATTGATTCCACTATGCATATCATGTCTAATTATCTTAGCAGCATGTTCTAAGAATACATTTTTAGAAAATAAGTCTTCTTTGAGATGTTGTTTATTAATGACAAACTCATGTACTACTTTACAAAATGGAGGTATAAATAATAAAATACATGCCCAACCAAACTGAGCAAGAATTAGAGTAGGTTTACAGAACCCAAACACAATAAAACTTTCCATTAAAAAGAATATTATTATTATTGTTGTTGAAATTAATAACGCTATTCTGGAACCTAATGATATTCCTTCTAATAATTTCACTTACGGTTTCCTTTATGTTTATCTATTCTATCTAATATTTCATTTAGTAATTCATTTTTAATGAATCCAGCCATTGAAGCATTTTTAAGAGCAGAAATTAATTGGAATATCATAAAAGGTGCTAATATCGTTTCAGATAACCACCATGTACCTGTGAATCCTAATTCTATTGATAGTACAGCTGTGAGTATTAACTCCCATGCAAATATATTTTTAATAACTCTTAAAGCTCTATAAGTTTTAAATCCTTCCCTCTTTACACCAGCTATTACTCCAAAAAATCCATCCAATAACATAACTGCAATTACTGCCAGATATTGTTCTGAATTCCCCATGGTTAATTCCATAAAATAACTCCCTATAAAACCAAAGGTTGTAGACAACCCCATTATAACCATTGCTGTCTTTCCCATCATATCTATCCTAGTATTCATTGTGTTATAGTAATGCCTTATTAAATTTATCCCACCTAATTACACTATTATTATACTATATTTTTACTTTCAATTAATGTATACGTGAATGAATTTCCATAAAGTTTAGCTGATTTATTTGTCAGTTCCATAAATAATTTGAAATCTGAATTAGCTGCTATAACTTGACAACCTGCTGACCATCTATCTATTTGAGTTGATTTACCACCCTCTCTTGAGGTTGCTCTGTGTATATTAATCCCATAGATACCTTCTTTAATACTTTCTTCTGTAAAATCATACACACCATCTTTGTTTTTATCTCTATAAACTTTAAGTGGACTTTTTTGTCTAAGTGCTTCGTATTTACCTTGATGTAATCCAATAATATGTGAACCTCTATATTGTCCAGGTACTAAAATTGCAACACCATCTTTATTCATTAAGTTTCTTTCCCAATGTGAACCTGGGTCTGTTGTTGCCCCAAAACAATGAAACATCTTTTCTCCATTAACACTATATGATACAGTTACACAATCATCAAATTTATTAGTAACTTTACCTTGAGTATCTGAGTTTCGTATACCTACTATATTTAGATTATAATCTCCTCCCTCAAACCAACGATAATCTTTTGATTCAACTGCTTTTTGTACTTGTTCTCTTGTAAAACACTCCATTATTTTTCTTTTTTAAATATTTTAGTTACACCATCAATTCCAAACGATCCAAGAGTAATAATTACAAAAGAATTATAAATAAATTCTTGAACCGGAAGATCTTTACCTAAAAATCCTGTTACAATATCTGCTATTGCGAATAAAGTCATTATAGCAAAAGAAGCAAACCCAACAATATTTTTTTCATTGAGAGAATTATCATCTTTAAACATTTCATTAAATTTCATAATTTTATCTTTTAAATAATTTACCATGATATAAAACTTTTAGATTAAAACAATTTACTATAAATATTAAAAAAAGAGACACTGATGTGTCCCTTTTATGCTAAAATAAAAATAAATGTTTACCCATCGCAGCTTACGCAGTCTGCCATTCTACTTCCCAAATCTCCTTTAATTACAGAGTCTGTTCTTAGATAATAAAATGTTTTAATACCTAATTTCCATCCTTCCAAGTGTACTTGGTTTATCCATTTAGGTGAATCATTAGGATCAAATGATAAATTTAATGATTGGGTTTGATCAATGTACTTTTGTCTGATAGCTGCTTGTCTAACCAATTCTAATTGGTTGACTTCAGGGAATGTTAAAAATAATTCTTTTTCATCAGGTGATAAGATGTTATCTGGGATATTCATTACGGAACCACCATCAATTAACATTTGATCCCACCATTTATCTTTATCCTCACCTTTTTCCTTTAATAATGTCTGTAATGACTTATTTTTCCTAATAAATGTACCCTTAGCACCATTAAATGTATAAATGTTAGCTGGTAAAGGTTCAATACCTGCACTTATACCACCTACAATAACTGAGTTAGATACTGTGGGAGCAACTGCTAATAAATGAGTATTTCTCATTCCTGTGCCCCTGCACCAAAGGGGTTCTCCATATTCTGCGGCGAGTGCCATTGATGCTTTATCTGCTTTACTTCTTATATCTGAAAATATGTTATGTGTATAAGCTGTAGATGCTATTGAATTAAATGGTAATTTTTTTTGTTGTAAGAAAGTATGCCACCCCATCACACCTAACCCTAATGCTCTACCTTTTTTAGCATGGTTGTGAGTTCTTAGTAATGAATCTTTACCATTTGATTTATCAATAAATTCTTGCATTACCCCATCCAAAAACCATGTAGCTAATTCAACAGCATCTGTGTCTTTCCATTCATCATATTTAGCTAAATTCATAGAAGATAAACAGCATATGAATGAATGTTCTTCATCTGTGAATAATGTAATTTCAGAACAAATGTTTGTCATTGTTACATCTAAGTTATTTAACCTATAAGCTATTGGGTTATCTTTATTAACATTATCCTTATACATGATGTAAGGTTCTCCAGTTTCCATTCTTGATTTTAAAACTGTAGCCCATCTATTCATTGATTCGGGGTCTCTAGCTTCTAATTTTCTCATAAACGAATCCCCTACAACTACACATTGGTGTAGGTTAAGACATTGTCTATTTGGATCACCTTTAGGCCTACGAATTTGTAAAAATTCATCAATATCTCCATGTTCTATATCTAAATTAACAGATGCTGCTCCTCTTCTTACATTTCCTTGGTTAGTAGCAATAATTGCTGAGTCGAATATTTTAGCCCAAGGTACTACACCTTCACTCTTACCATTACCTGTAATTTCATCTCCACGTTCTCTAATGCGAGATAAGGAAATACCAACACCCCCACCAGATGCTGTTAGTTTCATTAATTCGGCGTTAGTTAACCCGATCCCACGTATTGAATCAGGTGTATCAACCCCAAAACATGAAATTGGTAAACCACGATCTGTTCCCATATTTGATAATACAGGTGAAGCTAATCCTAACCAACCATTCCACATAAGTTTGTAAAATTTAGGTCCTAATTCTGGTTTTTTTAATCTCATAGCAGCTGCGTTGGCAACTCTTCTATAAGCTGTTCTTACGTTTTCACCTGGAAGTAAATATCCTTTTGAAATTGTAGCTAAGGATATTTCATCCATCCATTCAGGGTATTGTTTTCCAGCTTCCCAATTGCTGTAATCTGCTTGTAGTGCGTTATTTTCCATATCTTAAAATATACTATCAGCGTCCCAATCTTGAACACCTTTTGAATAATTAGTAACTCTATTTGCAAAGAAATCTGTATGTTGTTTTCCTGCTGATAAACTATCAAACCATTTCATTCTTTTTACTGCATCTTTATCTATACCATTTACAATAGGTCCATATCCTAAATCACTCATTTTTGTATTTACTCTATGTTTAATAAAAGATACTAAATCATATTTTGGACATCCTTTTAAATCACCCATTTCATAAACAGTATCAATAAAATCTAATTCTAATTTTAAAGATAATTT